ACGCGACACATCCATTCACAAGTTGCCGCATGCGTGCTCAACAGCAGCTAGTCCCGTACTATGAAGAGCTCGCCAAGGACATTTCGATGACGGCGAATTCGTATTCCATTGTCACTAAGAAACAAGTGCTGACGCGTGACGGGGATGTCGAGGATCTTGTCGAAGAGCGAATTGTAGACAATGTAGAGCGCAGCAAATTAGCCGTCTCAACATTGCAATGGACACTTTCGCATCTAATGCCGAAGAAGCATGGGCGAACGCCGGACCAATCTACAGGCGCGGCCAATGAGCAACTAAAGGGTCTGATCGATGCATTGAAAGCAGGACCTGTAGATGCCTGAACTAATGATGAAGCAGTTCGGCCGCAAAAGCCATGACTTCATCATGCGGCCGCCTGAGCACGATATGAAGCACACCCTGCTCGTAGGTTCCGTCAGAAGCAGTAAGACCTTCACGGCTCACATCGCCAAGAACATCGTGCAACTATCACAGTACGAGATCCCTCTAAATGCTAAACGTATTATGTCCGGCTCCACAAAGCAGACATTCTATAGAAACGTGTTGCTTGACCTGCAGGGCATTGTAGGCAAAGAGAACATGCACTACAACTCCGCCAATGGTGAGTTGATGCTGTATGACAAGCTATGGTTTGTCATTGGAGCCAAGGATGAGGCCTCTTATAAGCAAGTCCTAGGGGCCACAGTCGGTTTGTGGCTTGGTGATGAGGTTGTTGAATACCCAGAATCATTCCTGGCACAGATGTGGATGCGTATGTCACCTCCTGGCGCGCGGTCCTATCTCACTACGAATCCTGGCAACCCTTATCAGTACCTGAAAAAAGATGTCATCGACAACAAGGAGTTCCGCAAGCGGATGGAGGTCATCCACTTTCTCCTTGATGACAATCCGAACATCGCACCAGCAGATAAAGCCGACATCATCGCCTCCCAAAAAGGGGTGTTCAAGCTTCGATATATCGATGGATTGTGGGTTGTAGCCGAAGGATCCATTTTTCGTGATAGTTGGAATGAGGCCGAGAACCTGTTTGACGGCACTTTAGAGGTGGACGGCAAGCCCATAGAGTTGCAGTCTGAACCTATTGGCCTGCGCAATGCGGGCGGCTTTGTAGACCACTGGTTCAGCGTTGATCCGGGTGTAGACCACGTACAATCACATCTCGAGTACTATGATGATGGTGATGTCGTTTGGTGTGTTGCAGAGCAACGATGGGATAGCCGAAAAGAAATGAGAATGAAAACGGATGGAATGTACGCCGACGATCTTATCAAGTTTGGGGCTGAAAAGTGCCAAATTATAGTCCCGCCAGAAGCTGCGTCATTCAAGCAGGAACTTATACAGCGCGGTTTGTGGGTCACTGACGCGGATAATGCTGTATCTGCTGGAATTCATACCATGTCCACTATGCTGGCACGCCGCAAGCTACGTATCAGTTTACGGGGTTGCCCAGAGCTGGCTAAGCGAATCCCGAATTACTCATGGGACTCGAAGGCCGCCAAACTTGGCAAAGAACAACCTCTGAAGGTGGAGGACGACGACGTAGATAGCTGTCGCTACGGCGTGCACGGAAAGATACCGGCGTGGCGCGTGACTAGTGGCTAACCTCCATGTGTCTAAGAAGAAAGTTCTTGCCAAGACCCAAGGCCGCTGCGCATACTGCGGAGTCACATTGACTCTAAGAACAATGCAACGTGATCATGTAATTCCGATCGTCAGATGGAAGAATGTGCGCTACTCGTTCTCAGGCCGTCACGGGTGCTCCCATCCTGAGAATCATTGCCTTGAGAACATTGTTGCGTCCTGCAAGAAGTGCAATTTGGACAAAGGTTCGATGGACCTAGCCACGTGGCGCAACAGTCTCAAATGGCCAAAGCCTGTGATTTTCTACTTCGAGAAAGTGGCAACAAAGTGACAAAGGACGACGCCAAGACGGCCCACCAGGCCACGATCAGAGAGCTAGTCGTGTTTGCCATGGCCGGCATAGAGCTGACTGTCGGCGTCACGTTTAAAGAACGTCAGGCCCGCATCGAGTGCGAAAAGCACGGCGTGTGCAGGTGCAAAGATACCATAAAGAAAAAGCTGTAGCTTCTTGCAAGGAGGCTTGTGAAATGAAGTATGTAGGAAAGTTGCTGTACGGAGCTTTCATCGTCGTGTCCTGGGTCGCCTTCAAGGCGGAGTGGTGCACCATTCAACTGCAGTACTTGTACGCAAAGGCGACCGCGTGAACGCCGCAGAGCAAGAGGCCCCCATCGAGGGGCCGAAGCCCATTTCCATCAGTATCTCAGCCCATGATGTGCAAGCCCTGTACACCTGCGGCACAAACCCGGACGCCTACAACCAACTGCTGCTCGCCGCACTAAAAGATGCAGGCGGCCCAGTTGAGGGCATATTACACCTGCGCTTAGCGACTGGCAAGCTTTGCAAGCTGAAGGACAAAGCCCTTGAGCCGCAGGATGCATTCACTTACCTCTGGATAAGTGATGCCTACGTCGCAGCGATTGCACAAGGCGGAAACGCGTGAAGCACCTGCTTCTAAGCCTCTGGCGATGGTGGACAGGATGGACGGCATGAACGGCCTGAAGCACGAAGTCTTGCAGTGCGCCAAGGATAAGGTTGACGCGGCAAAAGCTGCGAAGCAGCACGGTCAATATGACGAAGCCATTCGGCTGGCAAGAGAAGCAAGCGATCTAGCTGACCTTGTTCAAGGCTGGCGACACATGGATCAGTTGATAGAAGAGGCGTCAAATTGTTAAGCATCATCGCAGCACGGCCACTCGTACCAGCAACCCAGCCCATCACTTCAGTACGCGCCGAGACGCCAAGCTGGGCCACCCCAGAAGTCTTCCACCAGCAACTACTGGCGTATGAGGACTACGAAGTGTCGGCCAGGGTCGTGCCCGGTACCATCGTCGCGCCGACGGCTCGAATGACCGACCGCCCAGCCAGTGAAGAGGGGCGTATAATGGTGTCATGTGCTGAGGCCGTGGAACTAAGCAAGCAGGTCGGTGTGCGTATCCACTGGCGTCCCAACGGTTCGAAGGATAAGGCCGAAGTACTGGCGTAACAAGTTTCTCCGACCCTGTCATCTGTGATGGGTGGCAGGGTATTTTAGGATGGAGTGTGAGATGGCTGAAACGTACACAGATAAAAATGGCACCGTGCTCTTAGGAAGCGGCCCGGTGGAGTTGTCAACTGGATGCTACCGGAGCTTGACGTAGCCGAGGTGCTGTGAGCTCCTTAAGTTAGTGGAGGCCTCCTTAGCTTATAATTAAGGCTAGGGCACCTCACCCTAACGAAGGAGCCATGTTCATGTGTTTAGAACTGGCACGCGAACTACGAGAGCTGCTACGCTGGCTCTTGTGTCACAGAAATCATCACGACAACGTTACAGGCGGATTCATCTCGCAAGGAGATACACCCATGGTTACAATCACTCCCGGCAACACCCCGAAGTTCCAAGTCACCCCGGCGTTCAGCGGCGCGGCGTTCACGCTCGAAGCAGCGCAGGCCTCAATCACGTCCTCGGACCCGGTCAACTTCCCAGTTGAGCTGGACCCGACCGACACGACCGGTACCACGTTCGAAGCGGCAATCCCCGCAACGGCGGTGATTCCTACCGGCGGAGAGGCCATCACTATCACTTGGACGTACACTAACCTTGACGGCACCAATGCCGACGTTACCGGCACCGTGACGGAGCTCGGGATCGTGGACGACGTTACCGGTGGTACGTTTGCGCAAGTAGTTTGATTGGCTTGGTCACTTAGAAGATAAAAGTTTCTCCGACCCCTCGGCTGTCACGCACAGCGGCCGAGGGCTTTTTACGTGTGGAGGGTGAAGTGGCGAAGATGACGATATTGAAGGACGGCCCTGGAACTACGGCAGACCGCAAGGCAAGGCTCCACGACGCGGTGGACGCGGTGATGGACTCGAAGAGGGTGGGGGACGAAGCGAAAGCAGGTGAGCCTGTTCACTTCTATAAAAAGAAACCCGCAATTCCGATCGGTACGCGGGGTGCGACAGCAAAAGAGATAGAGAAGTACGCACCAAAGAAGGCCACCGACCGCCGCACCAAGATGCACAAGGCGCTGGACGCGGTGATAGACTCAAAGCGGGTGGGGGACGCTGCTGACTTAGTACCTACGAAGAGCAATTCTTCTTACGGCACCTGGGCTGTTCGGGTAGATAACGCGAACATTAAGTTCTTTTTCTCCAAGAAGGAAGCCGATAAGTTCTGCGTCGAGGAGAGGG